GTCCTATTATAACAATGTTGCAACAAGAAATTTTCCATTTTTAGTTTAAGAAAATTTTAAAAATTATAAAAACGATTATATTCAATAAATTAGTACAAATAAAAGCTATGGAAGTTTGATCTTTCTATTGAGCTTTAAAATGGATTATTGTGTTTAAATCATCAATTTAAAAAGCTTGCCTAGTAGGCAAGCTCCCCCTTTTTTTTGATATTTGCGCTGATCAATAAGGTTTAGTGTTACTTAAAGCAACACACTGATAATACTGAAATATTTAAAAATAAAAAAGCCCACCGATTGGCGAGCTCTTAAATTCATTCTGGCGATTACTTTACATTTCGCCCATTTTAGAAATCTTTATACTCAAGTGTATACCCAACTGTCAAGCGTAAGTTTCTTGACTATCAGGAAGTTCAAAACGGAATGATCGAGAAATACGCGTTCTAATTTCATTTTCCCATTCAGCAACGATTGATTCTCCAAACAGCTCAAATTTCTGATAACTCTTTATATAAGCTGTTTTGGTTGCATCAATGCCAGCAATATTCATTTTCTCTTTCAACGTATATGGTCGTTTTCCAGTTCCATTACACTTCCCACAAAACATGGCCCCATTTGGAAAGCCATTTAAACCAAATGTCTCAATTTTACCCAACCCTTGGCAGACTCCACACATAGCCTTAACAAAAACATGGCCACGCAAAATAATCTCAGCCATACCTTTTGCCAGATTAGTAAGATCACCTTGGGCATTAGTAGGGGTAAATTTTTTCTTTACCATTTCTTTATGAATCTCTACCGCTAATTTATTTCGCGCTCGGAAAAAATTACCTGATTTAATCTCACCACGAACAAACTCAACCTTGCCCGGAATATCTTCAATACGGCGTTCAGTTTGAAAATTAAAATCATATTTACTGTAAAAAGTTTCAGTTTGTTTTTGTGCCGGGGTAATTATTGCAATACGTTCAAAATCAACCTTCTCAACCAGTACTGTGGCCCAAAGCTTTGCAGCTGGTGATAACAGCGCTAATTCACCTAAAACTACATCTTTTGAAATTTTCTTACCTTCTGCTTTGCCTTGAGCAATAGCAAGGCGAAGTAACTCAATAAAATCAAACTTTTCAACTAACATAATCGCCTTCCTATTTACCCTTAATTAATAATTCAATTTGCTTTAATGCCATACCGGACTTAACTTGCTCTGTGCTGAACCGTAAAACCGTAAAACCCATCATTGCTGCGGAGTTGTATTTCTCCATATCCCCTATATAGCCCTTGCCTCTTATGTGACGGCCTCCACCCCAGATCCCGCCTTCTACCTCAATCAAAATCTTTGTACCCGTTATTAAAAAATCTGCTCTCCATTTGCGTTCAGGATGGAACTTATATTCCTGTTCAAAACCAATCTTGCATGCTCTTAAATGCGTTGCCAGAACCATTTCACCCACACTTGGTTGTCTGGCAACTTGCTTTGCTGAACGCCGCTTTTTATTTTTCTTAATAGGAAATAACTTACGGTATTCAGCAATGCTGACTGATGACATTAAGCACCACCTTTAAGCAAATGGTCCAACTCCCTAGCAAAATGGCTATACAACTGAGACTTTTCAAAATCTCTTATACGACTTAATTCATGTGCCTCAACTCTGTACCTCTGAGCCATTTCACTTATTGATTTTTTAAGCTCCTCCACTTTCGCTTGTTGTTCTTTTTGAATCTCCCAAGCCCACTTTCCAGATTTACCCTCAAACTCACTCATGGCTGGCTCCTTTTTCTGCATCACACATTTCACATTTATCTATATGCCCCCACCCATCATCTCGAATGAAGCCAAACCCCTTACAAGCCTTACATTTGACTTTCTTTTTCTCACCCACCAAGAAATATCGATCTTTCTGGTTGTAGGTAATATCAATAGAACCTGAGTAATAGCGCCTTAACGCCCCATCAATATGAAATTCGTGTGGACCTACACAAAACATCCACCCCGAATCCCCGCCGCACTTTGTAAACCATGTGAAATATGCTTCTCTCCATTTCACATAACGGCCAGACAGATGAGGAGTCAACAATTCAATTAAACGTGCTCTAAGCATCTCCATGCTTGCTGACATATCTCCATAGTGATATTCAAGATCGTAGCTATACTCGCCTGTGTTATATCTAGTTGGCATGAGATTCACCGCCTCCGTATATTGATTCGTGGTCGCGGATGGCTTGTTCTACTTTATGGATATAGACATCTGCCAAGCCGTTTTCGATTGGAACTGAGACAAGTAAGAATCCATTAAAATCAGCCATCTTCACCTCATCATGTTCTTTTCTCGCCAACCACCACAAAACCACCGCACCGCAAAGTACTGCTGTTACACACGAAATGAGTAAGCCACAGCTTAAAATCTCGAATTTAGTCATGATCCTGCCCCACCAAAACGCAAGTCATCCCAGTCACATTCAACTACTGTCAAACCGTCATGTTGAAACCGAGACCATAAACGGTCCCCTAAGTTTTCCTTCAAACCTTGCGCCTTTTCTGTAGACTCAAGCGTCATGTTGGAAATTAAAACTGTCGGCTTTTTTTCGTCATAACGTGCATATAAAACTTTATGAACGAGCTGCAATCGACTCTCGTGTTGGTCGTGCAAACCATATTCATCCAATATCAATAAATCACAGTCCGTGAAGCGAAAAATTGCATTTGCTTCATTGTCATCTGGCTTTGTCCATGCAGTCGCAATTTCATTTGCCATGTCTTCTGAGGTGACGTAACGAACATAACTACGCTTGTCTAAAACGTTACGAGCAATAGCACATGCAAGATGGGTTTTGCCTGTTCCTGTACGCCCAACCATAATCAGATTGCGCTTCTTCCCTGAATTAAAATCTTGAACAAATTTATGGCAAGCAGCTTTAGCTTCTTTCTGCGGATCAATACTCACCACATAATTTTTAAATCCGCTTTCCTTGTGGCGCTCAGGAAGTTTTGCTCCGGCAAAATGTTTCTCGCGTACCATAAGGTTGACTTGGTGTGCGTGTTCAATTTGTGATTTCACATACGCTTCATTTGCACATGTTTGGCAAACTGGACGACCAATTAGTAAAACCATTAACTCATTGTGTTTAGGGCAAAACTGATTAGTTTGTACCAGCTCAGTTTTGAATTGTTTGCTCAATGCATTCATAGCATCTCCCCTACATCGATATCATCTGTGGCTGGTGCATACTGTTTTGAATCACCCCAAGCACTGTTTACGTCTCTTGCTGGTGCAGTTTTCATTGGTGAGTTTTGTTTTTTAGGTCTTATCGACTTTGTGAATTCCTGAATTAACCAAGTTGCAAACTTTCGAGTTCGTTGGTTTTCAGTGAGATCAATTTTGTTTTCCCAGTGAGCATTGAAGTTGCCAAGATGAAATTCATAATTTGGCATTTCTAAAACCTGCTCTGCTTGTGCACCCACTTGTGAAGTCCTAAGAACATTCAGCAATAGTTCACGATTTGGTTTCCAAGACTCCTCGGCCGCTGAAAAATTTTCAACCGCGTTTTGTGTGTGAGTATTTTCTTGTTCCTGTTCCTGCTCCTGCTCCTGTTCCTGTTCCTGGCTTCGAAGGGGCTTTGAAGGGGCTTGTAAGGGGCTATCTATTTTGGCGTTTTCGCCACGCTTTTGAGTCATACAAAATGCTTGTGCATATTTATCGAAAAAGCTTGATAAATAAGGGCTTGACGGCAATGAGTCATACTCTTTTTGCACGTTCTTACAGCGGTTATCGGCTGGCTTTAATGACTCAGCTACTTGAAAACGTGCCATCTCGTGCACCCAGACTGTCTCCGTGGCTTCGTCATAGCTACAAAACCCCGCTTCACAGGCTCTTTGAAGCCCCTTAGAAGCCCCTTCAAAGCCCAATCCAGTTTCATGAGCAACATATAAAAGGGGCATGTAATACAAGCCAAGCATGTTCGCGTGAGGGCTTGTCATTAAATACATAGCGACAATTAAGCCTTCAGGTGTTTGACGAAGTTTTTTTCCCGTAGTTCCCGTCCAGAAATGTGGTGAGACTTTCCCATAGTCACGCATGGTTATTTATCTCCTTTGAAGGGGGGTTCGAAGGGGCTTTGAAGGGGTGATAATAATCATTACTTACCCCTTCCAAGCTTCACTAATCCGCGCATTTCCAACTGACGAATAATTCTTGGAGGAATAAATTCGTCGTTGATTTTGTAGCGAATGCGCGACTTTTCTTTCACCTGAATTAGCTTGTGCCCATCCTCCATAAGACGGCGAACTGCTATAGCCTGCCCCCCCATATGGGTTAATTCTTCAAGTTGATAAAATCTTTCCTGAGCCTCAATTGCGGCATTCATAACTGAAAGTGGCATAGCTGCTAATTCTTTAGCCGAATAGATCTTTACTGGTTGTTCCAGTGGAATTACCACCTCTAGCGGTGTGGTGGAAACGGAAATATCTTGTTTTCTTTTTACTGCATATCTCACTTTTCACCATCCTTTGGCTTAACATAGCCTCCAAAAGAATCAACCAAACACGCCTTGGTTAAGCTGGTTACAATCTGCTGTGCTAACCATTGCGTTATGCGAAATTGACGAGCCATAGCCTCTGAAAATTCAACTTTGGTTACCGCCGCATTATTTTCGTCATACCCTTTGTTGCGTAAATTTTGCTTTTTCACCTCAAATAGGTGGCCAAGTACTCGCAATGCAGGCTCATAGAAAGATTGGATTTCACTTTGCTGGCGAGAATCTTTGATTTGGTGTGTAAAGCTGTTCATGACACCTCCGCTAATGCTTGCTCTGCGCTTGTTAGTCGGCGTTTGGCATTAAGTTCTGCAACTGTTGCTGTGCGGATTTCTTTTGAAGAAACCAGAATCAAATGATTCTCTGATTTGATGGTCCATAAACTAGTCAAAGTTTTATTTTTAACCTCAAATAAATCGTTTGATTTAAAACTTCGACACTCTTTAGTAAGTACTACAACGTCACCCACTAAAAATTCTGGCTGGTTGCGTTCGGTTGTTTGATTTGATAAATTAGTTTTATTCATTTGATTCATCTCGACTGAATGCCTATAAACCACTCCTGTTTGCGCAGGTAGTGGTTTTTTAATATCCAAGCTTTTCTTTTTGACCACTGATTTCGTCATGAAATAAGTCATCCACCGTTTCTATACGGTTCATCCAACTTTTAGACATGACTAAAAGTGCAGCAACACGTTCCTTATCAATACTCTGATAATCTTTAGGAACGACTTTTAATCCAAGCAAACTCAATAGCTCGCAAAACATTTCAATTTCATTCAAGCCATTGTTTTTCTTATCCGTTTTAAGCCGAGTAATGGTGCTTGGATCAACTTTTAATTGTTCAGCAATCTCTTTTTGATTGCTTATATCAAGACCATGCAATATGCGGGATACGCCATTTCTGGCGCTTGCAGATATATCAACTGATAATTTGCTCATGGTGATTCCTAGGTGGTTGCATTAGTTCGCTTAATTGGCTCTTTGCCATCAGCTAAGTCTCTGATCTGGTATTCGCGAGCTAATGGGATTTTTTCATCTGACCACTGGTACACAGCAGGAGGTTCAATCCCTAATAACTTTGCTAAACCGACACCATTCACACCAAGCAACTTATAAGCTTCCTGTTTGGTCATTTGCTCAACCTCAAAAGTAAGATTTCTTAGTATTAAAACAAAGATAACTTATTTTTGCAAGATGTAAGATAACTTATATGAAGAATCTAGAAACTATGGGTCAGCGTATTCGCGCCTTACGAAGAGAAAAGAAATTAACCCAAGGCGAGTTGGCAAAAATCGTCGGGGTTAGTGCGCCTAATGTCACCGGTTGGGAGAAGGATGCTTATGCTCCTAAAGCAGACCCATTAAGCAAAATGGCGGCTTATTTCGGAGTGTCGACTTCGTATATAACTAATGGAGATGAAAGCGGTCCCAAGTTGGATAGCACTGTTGCGCATTTGAAAGTTCTGGATATCGAAGCTTTTAAGAAAAAATACAATATTCCCGATAGCGAAGATGCTGTTAAATTTATTGAAACACCTGTTAAGCCCTTCCCCACCCAAAAAAGATATGTTCCTGTTAAGGCTTACTCCAAGATGGGCATGGATGGCTATTTCACAGATATGGGTTATGAAGGCAATGCTGGAGATGGGTATGTTCCAACTCACTCAGCAGGACCAAGAGCCTATGGCATTAAAGGCACTGGCGACTCAATGTTTCCAGCAATTCGT